CCACGTTCCATCGCTTCTTTGACTGCGCCAAAGTTTAGCGAGGCAATACCTGCAAGAACGGCGGTGTGGTATCCAGATGCTGCCCCTGTAGGACGCTGACCTCGTGCTACGGCAGGGACAGTGTTTGCCTCGATAGCTTCGTCGAGGAACTGTTTTGCAATGCCGATCTCTGCAGGAGGTCGAGGAGTCTGACCGACTCCGACTTGCACCTGTGGGGGCTTGATGTTCTTTGAGCCGGGAGTGTCATCCCATGCTGCCTGAACTTCTTCGGTAATACCGGGAGGGCCGGTGAATTCAAGAGTAGGCCATGCAGATTTACCGACAATGTCGATGTAATGAGATGCAAGCTGGCTCTGCGCTCGGATCATTTCGATAGAACCGTTGAGCAATCCCATGTAGAGCTTCTCTGGTTCTGACGATCCTGTATCCAGTCCCATCTGAGGCCAGTACATAATCCACGGAAGTCTGCCGTATCCGTGACGGCGTGGCTGCATTACCCATTCGTTGTTGGCAACATACGCTACTTGCGATGCAGTCCAGACTTCTTGGAACTTAACGAAGCCTTTGGTGTACTTGCCCCACTCAGGAAAGTGAGCCTGAACCCACTCTGCGTCTACCTGGTACTCGTAGATAACCCAGCGAGGCTGAGTACCGTTGTTCATGTCCCATACCAAGTTCTGCGGATTTACGGCAATTGACTTGATAGGCCAAGTGATAGATCTCTTCTCGATAACCTCCTGCACACGTTCACGATATGTCTCGTCTTCTTCCATGTGCGGTGGAGGTTCAGGGAAGTCACTCCACTCGTTGGCGATAAACTCCAACTTCTCCCATGCAATGCCGTACAACCCTGCATGTTTGGTAAGTTCCCTGTACACCGGAGAGCGATGCTCAATCATGTGGTGTGCGCCAGTCAGGAACTTCTCCATGTTTTCGGCGCGAGCCTGACCTCGAGGGCCGGGCGGTGGGACTGAGATATCTAGGAACTGTGGGCTAACGTGCGCTACGAGAGTGTTGATTACAGACTGAGCAGTACCCAGCCGAATCATGGTTCCGTTCTCTGGAACACTAAAGTCGAAGTCGTTCAGGAAGAAATCGTCCAGCATCTTGCATTGATTTTTGAAGTTGCGGAAGATTTCGTTTCCTGTAGCAGATTTCTCTGCAATCCAGAACAACGACAGTTCAGGCTCATCCAGTGGGTTGGATGCCTCAACGTTTATGATTTCGGACGATTCGCTAGAAAACTGTAGAACCATTTATTTTGTCTCTACGAGTTCTGCCTCTTCCCCATAAAGCTGCATCTTAGCCTTAGCTTTTTGCGCTCGGTAAGCCTGCATGAACCTGGTAGGTCTATACGCTGGTTGTGGTCGAATGGGATTCATTCTACGAATTGAACGGAGAAATTCAAAGTCCCCGTTTTCGTAACCTGGTGGGTCACACGCCATCAATGCAAGTAATTCTGCGTCAACCCAGTCGTCATGCTCGTTTGTTTCGTTGTAAAAAATATAACTTCCTCCGTTGCCGGGACGGATTGAAATATCTTCTAACTGCCGAATTAGTGTTGACCAAGATGCTGGGAAACGCACCGTTCCGTTTTCCAGCGCAATGTAATAGTTCTGGAACAGTTGGTACTTGCTTTGTGCGCTAAATTTGAACGGTTGAACGGGCATACCCGTACTTAGCAGGTGATCGAAAACAACATCTCCGAGTCCTGTGGAGTCAACTCGCATATCTCCGACGTTCCATCTGTTGACTTCGCTGGAGATAGTTTCTATCTGGCTAACCCAGTCGTTACCTGACATTTCGAGAGCGTGTACGGATTCTCGTGTCTTAGCGTTTTTTACTACGAAAACCGTGTAGTCCTGCTTTTTACCCAAGTCTAGTCCTGCAACGTAGCGTTCTGACGGATCTGGGGCAAGCATTTCTACAGCGATAGCAGCTTCTTCGATCTTGCTGGGTCTAAAGAACCCGCCTCCGCCGTCTGGTTGTTTGGCGAGGTACATGCGTTCCCATACGGGTTCGGGCATTGTTGCTTTTTCGTCGTAGATTGACTGCTTTTGTTTTTCCGACAGGAACACGTTGTCGAATGTTGTGGCTCTAAAAGCCTCGTAATCTTCGGTCGGGTTTTCGTTTGCCCAGTTGAACAGCTTTGAGAACCAGTGGTTGCGTGTGAATGGTGGGATTCCTTCGACACAGCCTCTGCCCAATCGTCCTGATGAGTTGAGCATTGGTCGTAGTTTGTTCCACGCAGCTTCTTTGATGTCTTGAGATTCGGTAACCCAGATAAAGTCTGGGCCTGCTGTCTGTAGAGATTCCGGGTCGTCGGCAGATTTTATTTCGATGTAGCACTCTCGGCGCGCCAGATTAGGTGACTTGAGGTGCAGCCATACAGAACGCTCGTCTTCTTTCCAGCCGTCGCCTCTACCTCCGCCTTGAGATTGCTTTCTTCGTACAACAAGGTCTTGAGGCATGAATTGTTTTAGTTCGTTCCATGCCTGGCGGGATTGTGCAAAGTTAGGAGCGACAACCCAAACGTGGATAGCTGGTTCGAGGGTGTGGGTAAGATCTTCTCCGACTTTGAGTCCCGATGCTTCTGCAATTTCTTTTGTTGCAAGGAAAGGCGTTTGGGATGCAGCGGTGATTGCTCGCATAAGTTCGGTAAGAACTGCTCGTCCTTTACCGGCACGACGTCCAGCCCATACAACTTTTATTCGGGCTTTCGATTCGTGGAACTTACGTTGCCACGGTGACGGCGTGTACTTGTACGGCATGTTACTCGGTTAGCATTTCTTCCAGTTCGTAAAGGCTGGATTCGCCAGATATGTCGGCAGTCGTAGAAGTTTTGGTTTTCGGCTTGTCCGGTGCAGGCAGGTTTGCCATAGGTTCTATTTCCAACAAACCTGTCTTGTCGATGAGTTTGCTTTCGGAACTGGAGATTCTACCTGTCTCGGATTTTATAAACGACGTTATACCCGATTCCATCATGTAGACCCGTTGCAATGCAGACCATCTAACTGGAAAAGAGAACATTGCCGTTCCGCTGCGGTTTGGAAGATACGCTGTGCGGTATTCGTAGTTGTTATCGACAAACTCGTTTACAGCCTGCTTGAAGGACTTATTGCTTTCGACAAGGGCAAGGGTCTTTTTGTAATCCCAGTCGAAATCCTCGCACATCGTTTCTAACGCTTCTTCTCCGACACCGTAAGACGGCAAGGATACAAAGATCCTACGCATCTTCCTCGACCATGTAGGCCATTCCGGATAACCCTGCAGTACCTGATCTCGGTAAAGCTCTGCTGGGGTTCTTGCTCTAGTGGAGTTCTTTTTCGGCATAAAAATAAAATACAACAAAAAAGCCCGCAGAGGAAAAGGAACCAACCCTGCCGGACAAACAGGAGGAAACCTCTGCGAGCTTTAGAAAAATCCTAACACAGACAACAACAACAAAGACACTTTTCTTTTATTTTTAATTTTCTTTTTAACAACACCATATTGCTTAACTAGCTATGCTGCTTAACTTGCTTAACTAGCTTAAAACTATGCTGGGCTGGAGGGACACCCCCTTTAAGGGGGGGGTGTCCCCCTCCTACTGTCCTTTGCTTTCTAAGTATAAAAAAAGACAGTCTTAGGACACTTTAGGACACTTTTAGGACACTTTAACAAAACTGTCCTTTTTCACTACTACTTCCTACAAGGAACTAAGGACGGGACACCTTTGCTTCAGGCAGGTGTCCCTACTAGAAAAAGACACTTTAGGACAGTTAAAGACACTTAAAGACAGGGTGTCCTAGAACCTAGAATTTAGGTTTCTTCAGTTCCAGCACAACCTAGAATCTAGGTTACTTTATTTCGTTCTTTGCAGACACTAACAGGGCAAGGCATGTTGCAAGGCGAGATAGGGTGGAGAAACACTAGCAGGGATTTCAGCGCTTGGAGGGGGTACATATATATCTCAAAGTGTTGCAACGTGTATCGGCGGTACTGCGTCTCGCGCGTGTTCCTCTTGTCGCTAAGTCTTGCGTTGCTGCGGGATGCTGTGCAGGTAGACTCGCGTAACAAGTAAGTTGCTTGTAATAAGTTAGTCGCTTGTAACAAGTAAGCCACTTACTTTATGTAAGTCACTTACTTTTAGTTAGTTGCTTACTCTACGTTAGGCACTTACTCTGCGTTAGTCACTTACTTTTTGTAAGTAACTTACTCACTCAACCACCATCCCACTCACTCCTACACTCTGCCGAATCCCTGTTCACTTCTCCCACGCGTACGCACGATGAACAGATCAATCCCGATTGGGTACGATGGTACTATTGACAGTACTACTACCCCGTGCAATAATAGATATATCGAAAGCGGGAACGCTACTCAAACCGAGTGACAGTAATACGCAACCGCACACGATACGAACGCAAACCGAACAGCAAACCGAGGACTGACCAAATGAATATCAAGGTAAACGATCACGGTGATTTTGCAACGCTAGGGATCACAACTAGTGAAGAGAGTTACAAAAAAGGACTACGGCATTTCAACACGCTCGCTACTAAAAACGGTGGAGAAATAACGTTCTTTGCAGATAGCGTCCAAGTTTTAAAAACGTTGGCGTTCGACATTCTTACCGCAGCAGCTAAAGCGGAAGCTGAAGCTAATCAAGATTCGTGAGGTATAACCGAACCTAGGCCTACTGGCGGGATAAGCTCCGCCAACCTAACGAAACACGAGGACAAACCGACATGCTTACAACTAACACGACTCAAACATTCTCAGAGGGCATGCGCGTACAACTTCACCCTGCACTTGATCGTTGGATGATGGGTGACAGGTACGGCGAAGTCGTCAAGATCACGAG